ATGAGACTCAAATTACTAATGTCTAACGCAGGTTCTATGAATCTAGAGTTAGATGAGGTAGGCTCAAACTTAACTAGCAATGTAGAAATGCTCAATACTTTCTTAGAGCTGTATGATGTAGGCAAAGTCAAGCAAAAGCTAACTAAGAATACATCAGACAACAAGCGTGGTGAAGAACTCATAGGCAAGACGCCTACAAACCTTATGTTATTCGGCACACCAACTAAGTTATTAGATGGTAGCAAAACAGAAGAAGAGTTTAAACAAATGCTTGAGACAGGCTATGCTCGTAGAATGCTATTTGGTTATACAAACACTCTAAATGACTTTAAGAAACAAACAGCAGAAGAACTATATGATGCTTTGACATCTACTAATGTTGTTAAAGATACACAGCGTATTAGCCAGGTTATTACTAACTTAGCTGATAGAAATAAGTTTAACACTGTATTAACTCTAACTAAAGAAGATACTATTCATTTATTACAATACAAAATTAATTGTGAGAATAGAGCTTCTAAGTTAAAAATGCATGAAGACATTAAAAAAGCTGAGTTATCACATCGTTATTACAAAGCTTTAAAACTAGCAGGTGCATATGCATTTGTTGAAGGTAGTAAAGATATTACTCAAATTCATTTAGACAGTGCTATACAGCTCGTAGAAGATTCAGGCAAAGACTTTCATAGAATCGTAAACAAAGAAGGCTCATATGCTCGTCTTGCAAGATATATTGCAGATGTAGGTAAAGAGCTTACTCAAGTAGATTTGATTGAAGAGTTGCCATTCTATCGAGGACCTGAAGCACAAAAGAAAGATATGCTATCTTTAGCTATCGCATGGGGTTACAAGAATAACATCATCATTCGTAAAAGTTACATTGATGATATTGAGTTTTTATCTGGTGAAGCTTTGAAAGAAACTGATCTAGATAAAATACAAGTAGCTTACAGTACAGACATAACAAAAGATTATGAAGGTGCAATAACAAAGTTTAATCGTTTACATGAACTAGTTAGCACTGCAGGATATCATTACACTGCACATAACTTTTTAGAAGGCTACCGTACTAGTGAAAAAGCAATACCAGGCTTTAATCTACTAATACTAGATATAGACGGTGAATGTAGCTTAAACTCTGCTAAAGAGTTACTAAGCGAATATAAAGTACTGTTTGCTACGACTAAACGTCATACAGCTAAACAAAATAGATTTAGGATTATATTTCCTATGTCTCATTATCTAAAGCTTAAACCTAGAGATTATTCTAAATTTATGGAGAATGTCTTTAATTGGTTACCGTTTGATTGTGACACAGCTACAAAAGACATTGCAAGAAAGTGGATGTCACATGACGGTCAGCATATTACAATGATGGTGAGCTCTTAGATGCAACACTATTCATACCTCAAACTAAAAAAGCAATAGAACAAGAACAGAAAATTCTTGATGCTCAAGGTATGACTAATATGGAAAGATGGTTTTCTGACCGTATTGAAATCGGTAACAGAGCCTCTATGATTATTAGATATGGCTTTATGCTAATGGATAATGGTTATCCAAGAGATGCTATTGCAAACAAACTTATAACTTTCAATGAACATATTACTGACCCTATCAGTCAAGAAGAAATTCATTCTAAGATTATGAGATCAATTGATAAAAAAATACTTCAGAAGGAGAGTAAATAATGAACAACAACTTAGTTTTGTTATGTGGCAAATCTGCTACAGGTAAGTCTGCAAGCTTACAAATGTTAAAAGACCCAGAGGGCGTAATGTATTTGAACTGTGAAAACAACAAAAAATTACCGTTCAGATCTAAATTTCAAGAATTTACTATTACAGACCCTACTGATGTACCTGATGCTATTGACTCAGTACAAGACAATAAAAAAATACACACTATCGTTATTGATAGTTTGACTTATCTTATGGATATGTTTGAGAGTACTAAAGTACTTACATCTACAAACACTATGAAAGCATGGGGTCAGTATGCACAATTTATGAAAAACATGATGGCACAGAATGTAGCTAATTCTAATAAGAACATTATCTTTATTGCTCATACTTCCGATATATTTAATGAATCTGAAATGTTCAATGAGACTATGGTCAAAGTCAAAGGTTCTCTTATGAACACTGGCGTAGAAAGCTATTTTAGTACTGTTATTGGTTGTAAAAAAGTACCTCTTAAAAATCTAGAGACTTATAAATCTGATTTATTGTCTTACAATGATGAAGAAAAGCTACTAGAATATAAGTATGTTTATCAAACTAAGTTGACTAAAGATACTGTAAATGAGCGTATTAGAAGTCCTATGAGAATGTGGGACACGCAAGAAACATTTATTGATAACAATCTGCAGCATATACTGGACAGATTGCATGAATATTATGACGAGTAAAAAATTTTCAGATGTAGACTTAATGAAATTCGTTGACGGTGAATTAGAAAATAAGGAGCTGTCAATGGATATCATGGGTGAAGTTATTGCTGGTAACGAAGACGTTAAAGAACGTCTAAAAGTATATGCAGATACACGCAACATACTTACAAAGAAAGGCAATACTTTATTATTAAGTCTATTAAATTAGGAGACGCTTATGTCAGCTTTAAAAATACTATTTAGTACATTAAGTTTTTTATTACTTAGTGTGACTACTGTTAGTGTTGTGTATATAGCACTATGGTTTGAACAATATGAACGTTATATAATTTAGGAGAATTTATGTCTTTTAAAGTAATAAAAGTAAAGGATTTAATTGAAAATCCACGAGGAATAGTAAATTCTACTGAAAAAACTGCAAGTACTAAAATTTATAAATTACATAGAATTATAGATGCAGCAGGTATAACTATTGGTTATCCTGATGAAGTAGAACTTGTAATTGAAATTGAGGAGTTAATTAATGGATAAAATTTACAATTTAGATAAAACTATATTTTTTAATCACTATTTTAAAAGTAGGTCTAAAGAACAAATTGCACGTTTTATTTCTCCTTATTTTTTAA